CTAAGACCAAGCAAGTCAAAGGTAAGAAGAAAAGAATAAAGGTCGAGTCTGATTGGAAAGAATATTATGGTTCCAATAAAACTCTTGCCGAACATGTCTCACTATTCGGTGAGAATAAGTTCATTCGTGAAATAACCCATCTTTGTAAGAGTAAATCGGAAATGAACTATTATGAGTTAAGAGAACAAATGATAAATGATGTGCTACTTAAAGAGAATAAGTATTATAACTCATATGTTGGAACCAGAATCAATAGAAAGCAAATGCTCTCTAAAAAAGCACAAATAAAGGATAAATTATGATGAAAGTGATGATATACTCCAAAGATGCCTGTCCGTTCTGTGTCAAGGCGGTAAATCTTCTAAACACCACCGACTTAGAGTTTGAGGAAATGAAACTTGATAAGCATTTCTCTCGGGAAGAACTATTAGAGTGGTTTCCTAATGCCAAAACATTTCCCGTTATTACACTGGATAACATGTGGATCGGAGGTTATAATGAGTTGGTTGAGGTTGTAGAAGAATGGAAACGAAATGACTAAATAGAGGTGTAGGCCACGGACGGCAATCCCGCCTACTCTAACGCTTTAGAGGAGCGCCAGCATGTCTATTTATTCATACTCAAACCTACCACCTGGATTCTACATCTACGCATATATCCGGTCAAAAGATTCCTCCACAGCAAAAGCAGGAACTCCTTACTATATTGGTAAGGGTAAATCGGAGAGGGCGTGGAATACCATCAGTCATACAAAAAGCAATAACGCCCGCACACCAAAAGATAAATCTAAAATAGTTATATTGGAAGCAAATCTAACCGAAGTAGGATCACTAGCTTTGGAAAGATTTTATATTAGATGGTTCGGTAGGAAAGATAATGGTACAGGTATATTGAGAAACAAAACAGATGGTGGAGAAGGTGTAGAGGGATATATATTTTCGGAAGAACAACTTATAAAACGAGGCAAATCCATATCTATCGCTAAAAGAGGAAAACCTTTGACAGAAAAAGGTTTAGAATCTAAGAGAAAGTTTTTATATGAAGTATCTTGTCCTAACGGCAAATCTACCATTACTAATAGCCTAAATCAATTTTGTAAGGATAATAACCTTGACATTTCCGCTTTATCCAGAACCGCAAAAAAGGAAAGAAAACATCATAAAGGATACTATGTGAAAAGGAAGATTGACAAGGCCGAAGTTTTAGATTATAATGATGTCATACTATGAATGGAAAAAGGAAGACTAAAATGAGTTTGTTTGATAAATACGCCTTGAAGGAAGACTTGAAGAACGGCATTCATACGGTTGTCTTTGAAAAAACCGATGGTACAATCCGTGAAATGCGTTGTACCTTACAACCTGATATGTTGCCGCAGTTTTTGTCGGAAGTCGCGCCAGTTAACAAAACGGAAAATCCTAATACACTGGCAGTTTGGGATGTTGATAATAATGGATGGAGATCGTTTCGTGTAGATTCGGTCCAAACTATATTGAAGGAGTGATATATGCCGCATTGCCACAAGAATAGACCTCGCAAAGGTCGCCGTAAGATTGGTTCAACAAAACGCAAGGCCCGTAACAAGAGAAAGAGTAAGTGATGTCTTTAGATAATGGAATCTATGTTCTATTGACCGAAGGTGATAAAGGTCCTGAATATCGTGTAACCTATGCCAGTGCCATTGATAACATCTATGGTGAATGGAATGCTGAGACTGGTAGATACCAAGGCAATATTCAGACTATACAAGAAACTTTTGGAAATGTTCCTGTTCTATATACCTTAAACGAGGCACTTGACTTTGCTGAGGAACTAGAGAATAATATGGATCCCACGGAAGATGGTGTCTGTGTAATCAAAGAGTTTAAGGACTATGGATATATCTTCAACGGATAACGAGGAAAAAGAAGTGAAAACCGCTGCTAAACCCAGAGGTAAGTTTGCTGATGAAAAGTATATGGGACCTGAACCACAGGTCACTATGCTATCGGACAACATTGACCTCGCCCAGGCATACAACTGGTTTAATTACTTTTATACAAGTGACGATGCCAAAGGTTTCACTCTTTCTTATTTAAAGAGTATAAAATATGACAAAGATACCATTCACAGGCTGGCACAAGTCAAAGCAATCGACCTCCATAATATTGGGTGGAACTGCCGATTATTATCTAACGGTTCTACCTTACCAGAAGGAATGTGGGAGTCAATCAAAGACCGCATTGATACACTTGCCTCACAAGTCGTGGAAGCATCGGAGGTTGAAGAAGATTCACCGCAGAAGAATGTGGTCTCCATACAAGACCGCATCAAGGACCGTGCTTCGGAGTTGATTGGAGAACTTGAGGAAGAAACAGATGTATTCTTCAAAGAAGGAGTGATACAATTCGATGTTAAGAAGTGGTCCCTTGAGAAGGGAATTAAACCGCAAATTGCGAAGAGGATTGTCGAACACTTCCGTCCTCAATACGATGAAATCATCGAGGCCCTTGAAGGCAAAGACCCAGAGTTGGTGGAGGCGTATGCTGGTTGGCGTGCTCCAGTCCTTAAAGTTATGGCAATCTTCATAAAGAAGATTATAGACCGTATGATTGAGGTTGATGCTGCCGGTCAGGCCATTCGTAAACCTCGTAAGAAGAAGATTAAACCTGCCAGTGTTCAAGTTGCTAAGATGCAATTCTTGGATGAATATCAAGAACTAAATATCAAGAGTGTCGATCCAAAGGGGATTATCGGTGCATCACAATTATGGACATACAATGTTAAAACTCGGAATCTTTCTGTTTACCATGCCGTGGGTAATTCTGGCCTTACAGTCAGAGGGACTACGATCACAGGATATGATGAGGATTCTTCTGTCACAAAGAAAGTCAGAAAGCCAGAAGGATTCATCGGCAGAGTGATAAACGAAGGCAAGGTTGGTTTGCGTAGTATTATGCCTAGTTTAACCACTAAAGATGGTGCTGCTAATGGCCGTATCAACAGAGATACAATCCTTTTGAGAGTGCTTAAATGAAGAATATTTTTTATAATCATATCTCTGAGGAAAGAATTGATATGATTGATAAGTTGGCTTTTGTCTATTGGTATGAACACATGAGCAAATGTGGTTCCAAACTAACACCAAAACAAACACAGATATATGAACAAGTCAGACATGAGGTAATGGACTATGGTTTCAAGTATTTTGAAAACAACCGAAGTTGATGTAATTTGGACTTTCATCTATACAGGTATGTTTATAGGCCTCTTTACAGTTGGACTTTTGCTGTGGTCTGTATATCAAGACTTAAAAAATAAGGAATAACAAATGAACGACAAGGTAATAGAATTTCCAAAGCATAAGGTCGTTCGTGATGTGCCAGGTGAAATCATTGAAGAACGAAATCGCCGGGCCGAGTTAAAACAGGCTGATGCTATTGTGGATGAAGTCACTAATATAATCATTACAGAGTTGGATAATTACTGTGTTGAAGTTACCGACAAGTCATTCGCCAAAGACTTTATACTGGTAATTGATGCTTTAAAGGCCTGTGTATATCGCCAGTTTGGATTTGATCACCATCTCCACGAGTTTATTGAGAAGAATGTTTCCTTAATAGAAGCGGATATGGAAAGTTTAACTAAGGAAGAGATCCAAGCAAAAATAGATGAGGTTATGGAAGGATTAATTAAATCAAAAGAAAAACTTGACGAATTACCAGAAGAGTGATATAATAACTATATCATCGTGAAGGAAACATTATGTCGTATATGCTTATTGACCTTAATCAGGTCATGATTTCCAACCTAATGCAGCACCTCAAATGGGTTGCTAAAAAGGATGAGTTGAGTGAGGACCTCGTCCGTCATATGTCTATCAATACAATCCGTTCTAATGTAAAGCAATTCAAGTCCAAATATCCTAATGTTGTCCTTTGCTGCGATAATAGGAAGTATTGGAGAAAAGAGTTCTTTCCATTCTATAAGTCACAACGGAAAGTGGATCGTGAGGCCTCTGGATATGATTGGGGTCTTATCTTTGATACTCTTAACCGTCTCCGTGACGAACTAAAAACCTATTTCCCTTACAAAGTTCTTGATGTTGATGGTGCAGAAGCGGACGATGTTATTGCCGTTTTGACCGCCCGTCTTGCCCCACATTCAGGAGTGCTTATATTATCCTCTGATAAGGACTTTGGCCAGTTACAGAAATATCCTAATGTAACACAATATAGTCCTATTTTAAAGCGGTTTATTAAGATTGATAAACCTCAGGAGTTTATTAAGGAGCACATTCTAAAGGGTGACCGTGGTGATGGTATTCCAAACTTCTTATCGGCCGATAATACATTTGCCGCTGGAGAAAGACAGAAAGTTCTAAATAGTAAGAAACTCCAGGAGTGGATACCAAAAAGTGCCGATGAGTTTTGCACTACGGATATTATGCTTCGTGGTTATAAACGCAATCAGACTTTGGTTGACTTTGACTATATACCTTCTGACATTCAAGAAAAGATCGTCAGTGCCTTTGAAGAGTCAAAGCCAGCGACCAAAGAAACGATGTTAAACTACTTTATGTCAAAGGGACTTAAAGTTATGATTGAATCCATACAGGATTTTTGAGGACTAACATGAGTATGAAAAATATATATGAAGTTTTTGATGACTTCAAGAAAGAAAAAACAAAGGCAGGTCGTATTAAGGTCCTTCAGGATAATGATACTTATGCTCTAAGACAGGTTCTAATTGGCACCTTTCATCCTGCTATTGAGTTTACTATAACAGATATTCCTAAAGTGAATCATCAAGTTAATCTTCCTGCTGGCATGGCATATTCTAATATGACTACAGCATTAGATCGTATTTACCTTTTTATGAAGGGTAATACAAGAGTTCCAGAAGGCCTCACTGAGAAGCGAAAACTAGAAATACTATCGCAGATTTTAGAGGCATTGGAAGTTCGTGAAGCGGAAGTGTTTGGAAACATACTAAAGAAAGATCAGAAAATATCTTACCTAACTTTGGCATTAATCAATGAAGCGTTCCCCGGACTATTACCACAATCGTAAAAAACTAAAAGAGTTAAACTATGATAAGGTTGAGTTTAAGCCTACCGTCGAGAGTGCGTGGGAATGGTTCAACATTCTCAATGAGCAAATCTTTGGTAATAAACTCAAACCGGTTGATAAGATAACTATATCAAGTCACAAAGGTGATGATGTATATGCCTATTATTACTATTATACAAAGAATGATCCTAAGCATGGTCAGACTAGTATAAGTTTATTGAAAAAGTTTAAGAATGAAAAGTTTTTTGTGGAAATATTGGTACATGAAATGATACATCATTTTCAGCATTTATATAATGAACCATCTGGACACGGTCCTTCGTTTCTAGCATGGTGTGATAATCTCAAACTTAGAGGACTAACACTGTATAAGGTGGCATGACATGAAAACATTAAACTCAAACCTCAAAACAGTAAAAAACAATAAACTAATGTGGGACGATGAAGAACTGGTAGACCAGAGAGATTATCGTCTCAACGGTAAAAAGATGGATCGTAAACGACCTGTTCAAAATTGGACTAAGGCCTGGTCCGAACACCTTGAGGACTTTGATGAAGTGGACGATTTTTACGAACACT